GCGACGTCGGCCAATTCCGCCACCTCCCCGCCTTCGCCGCCCTTGCGAGCGAGGTCTACCACATCAACGAGCGCATCATCACCGGCGACTACGCCCGCGCCAAGTTCGCCCTGCCCCACGTCGAGCGGCACATCCTGGACTACTTGGAGATCATGCGCAAGCAGGGTGCCGACGAGGTCTCCATCAAGCCCTACGTCGGGGCCGGTGACTGCATCGGCCTGACCTTCTCCTACCGCATCGGCGAGGTCACCATTGAGGGCTCGTTCATCCCCCGCCGCCCGTGAGCCCCGTCCCCCTCGTCGCCCTGCTCCTGCTCGGTTGCGCTGCCAACGCCCAGTCCGACGCCCGCATCCTCCACGCGATCGGTCAGGTCGAGGGTGGCGAGCGCCTCCAGCGTGGCGACGGTGGGGCGGCCCTCGGGCTCTACCAAATGCACCCCGAGGCGTGGGCCGACGGCAACGCGCAGCTTCTCCGCGAAGGCCGACCGACCTTCCCCCGCTGGCAATGGCGTTCCCCACTCGCCCAGGACATGGTCGCCCTTGCCTACCTGCGGGCCCTAAGAGGCCGCTTGAGCGCCCGGGGCATACCTAACCCCTCCCCCGAGTGTCTGGCCCTCTGCTGGAACCTCGGCTTCACCGGCGCCGCGAGCATCGGGTTCCGCCTGTCGAACGCTCCGCCCGCCCGGGCATCCTACGCCGTCCGCGTCGGCAATCTAGTCCGCCGCTAGTTTATTTCTGGCAAGGAGTTTGCACGACTGCAAGGGTCTTGTCCGTGGCCCTCATCGTAGCAATCGACCCAGGCGTAAACGGCGGGCTCGCCCTATTGGATCAGGACGGGCTCGTCACGGTGCAGAAGATGCCGGGGACTGACTTCGAGGTTGTTTCCTTCCTCGTCGAGGTCTCCAACACCGCGAAGGAAATCGACTGCTACCTTGAGGAGCCGCCCCTGTTCGCCGGCAAGAACATCCCGGGCAGCGCCATCGGCAAACTGATGTGGAACACCGGCGTCCTCTACGGCGCCGCCGTCACGCTCGGCTGGAAGATGCACCGCGTCCGCCCCGCGATCTGGCAGAAGGCGCACACCTGCGGCACGAAGGGCGACCTGACGACCACCGCTTGGAAGAACAAACTCAAGGCCCGGGCCGCCGAGCTCTTCCCCACCGTCGACGTGACCCTCTGGAACGCCGACGCCCTCCTTATCCTGGACGCCGCCCGACGCGGCGCCATCAACTAACTTAACACGTGCTTAACATTGTTTAACATTTGTTAAGTTAACTTAACCACACTGAGCAAATAGCCCAAAAGCCAAACCAACCTTTCCCACCGATGAAACAACGCATTCCCGCCAACGAACAAACGACGAAGCACCTCGTCGTCCCGCCCATCCCCGTCCCGGGCACCTCGTACGTCATCCTGCCCGACAACCGTCTGGCCCGCCTCCTCAAGGTCTCCGTCTACAACGGCAAGGAGTACTACAACCCGATCATCAACGGCGACCTGCAGCGCATCGCCCGCGACGAGCTGATGACCCTCGTCGAAAAGCCGAAGGCCGACTAACCTGAAGGCAAGCGCCGACCAATCTAAACCCATGAGCACCCCCCACAGCCCCAACGCCGACTTGGTCAATTTCCTGAACGACGTCGGCAACGTCCACGCCGACCGCGTCAACCCGGCATTCAAGTCCCGCTACGCCTCGCTCGCCGAGGTGCTCGAGACCGTCAAGGCCGTCGCCGCGAAGCACCGCCTCGCCATCGTCCAGACCCTCGACAGCGAGGAGGGCAAGGTCACCGTCCTCACCGCCTTCCGCCACGTCGACGGCACGACCTTCCCCTCGGGCCGCCTGTCCGTGAAGGCCGAAGGACTGACCCCGCAGCAGATCGGCAGCGCGATCACCTACCTCCGCCGCCAGTCCATCCAGACCGCTTGCGGTATCGCCACCGACCTCGACGACGATGGCGCCTCCTCCTCCAAGCCGACGGCCTTCGCGGCCCCGGCCTCCACCCAACCGGGCATCCGCCCCCTGACCAAGTGAACGTCGACCGCTTCTGGCTGGGGTTCTCCGCCGGCATCCTGACCGCCCTGTTCATCGTCGAGCTCATCCGCTTCCTCGAGCGGCACATCGCCTTCGTCCCGTGAAGCCCGTCAAGAAGCCCATCCTCGTCCCCTCGGGCGTCGTCAAGGCCGCCGCCTCCGCCGGCTACCCCTTCGTCCTGCTGCTCATCCTGGACGGCATCCCCTACGCCGAGGTCTTCGCCAAGTCCCGCAAGGTCTTTGACGCGAACCTCGCCGACTGGAAGCGCAACACCCTCCCGAGCCTCGCCCGGTCGAACGTGCGCTTCTTCTTCACCGATGGGAAGACCATCACCGAGGTTACCTTCTGACATGACGAACCACGACTACATCCGCGGGCTCCTGATGCAGTCCGCCGACGCCCTGGGCAAGTTGTCCGACCGCGCCGCCCGGGCCGACACGATCAGCGACTACACCCGGGTCAGCCAATGCGCCGACCTCGCCCGCGAGGAGATTGACCGCCTCAACCCCGACACCCTCGCGGAGGCCTACGACGTCAAGGCCTTCTACGACCGGGCCCACGCCGCCGTCGTCTCCCTGCGTTGCCTCCGCAACCAGCTCGAGGAATGCGAGCGCCTCGCCGAGGAGGCCCTGCAACACGCGAAGGCCATAACCTTCGCCCTCGAGGACAGCGCCGCGGAGGACGACGCCCTCTAATCTTTCCCACCAATACCCATGCAACACATCCCCCCCCACATCATCCCTCACCGCGTCCAATACGATTGCCTAGAGGCGCTCAACTACTCGGGCTCGAAGGAACTGCTCAAGTCCCCGGCCCACTACCAGCAGTACATCACCGCCGAGCGCGAGGCGACCAAGGCCCTCCGCGTCGGTTCGTACGTTCACGCCCTAGTCCTGGACAAGCCCAAGGCCGAGACCGCCTTCGCCATCGCCCCGGTCTGCGACCGCCGCACCAAGGACGGCAAGGCCGCTTACGAGGCCTTCACTTCTGCCCTCCAGCCCGGGACGACCGTCCTCAGCGCCGATGAAGCCGACGAGTCCCTCAAGATCGCGGCCGCTGCGCTCGGCTGCATTGACCGGCACGGCTTCAAGTTCAAGGCGACCGAGTTCATGTTCATGACGACTTTCATGGACACGAACATCAAGGCCGCCATCGACGCGGTCGGGGAGGATGGCTACCTCTACGACCTAAAGACCTGCGAGGACGCGTCCCCCGCCGGCTTCCTCAAGGCCGTCCGCGCCTACCGCTACAACCTCCAGGCTAACTTCTACAAGGCCGCCTATACCGCGGGCTTCAAGGAGCACGTCCAAGGCTTCCGCTTCATCTGCGTCGAGAAGGAAACCCTCCAGACCGCCGTCTATGAGCTCGGCCCCGACCTGATGGCCTACGGCTACAGCGACTTCATCAAGGCCGTCGAGACCTACAAGGCCTGCCTCGCGTCGAACGACTGGCCCGGCTATTCCCAGGAGATCCAGACGCTCGACCTGAACAAGGCGCCGAGCGACGCCCCCGCCCCCATCACCTTCGCCTAATACCAATATGACCCAACCCGCAAACGACCGCCCCCCGCTGAAGACCATCGAGCAGTCCGGCAACTACCGCCTCAAGCTCATCGCCCCCAAGTTCGAGAAGGTGAAGACGTGGGAGGACGGCACCGTCTCCGCCCGCCTCTTCTTCGTCGACGTCGAAGGCAACTGCCTGTCGAAGAACTACTCCGCCAAGTACGGCAAGGCCCTCGCCATGCTCGTCGGCAAGTTCTCCGGCAAGTACACCGCCGAGCTGCGCCTCGACGCCACGCCCGCCGAGTTCCTGGAGTACCTCAAGCCCGCCGCCGGTCAGACCATCGACGTCGCCGTGACCGTCGAGCCGAACGGCGAATGGCAGGGCAAGCCCCAGTTCAAATACAAACTCGGTTTCGCCAAGGGCTCCACGAAGGCCAGCCCCGCCCCCGACTCCAACATGGAGGCCCCGCCGTTCTGATGAACCGGGACTTCATCGCCGAGGCCCGCCAGGGCGACCGCCAGACCCGCACCCTGATCTGCCTCGAGGCCCTCCGCACCGACCCGACCGTCAAGCACCGGCACCTCCGCAAGGCGCTCAAGGTCTCTGGCCGCCAGTTCCGCAAGGCGCTGCGCCTCTCCCGCGTCCTCCGCCAATACGACGCCACCGCCTCATGAGCATCCAAGAAGGCCGCCCAACCCTCGTCCTGATCGCGGGCTTCTCCAGGGCCGGGAAGGACACCCTCGCCAACGGGCTTCTCGAGTGGTCTGAGCGCCGCGCGTCGAAGGTCAACTTCGCCGACCCCCTGAAGGAGTGCGCCAACGCCATGCTCTCCTACCTGCACCTCGAGGGCGACTTCTTTAACGAGGAGTTCAAGGTCAAGCACCGCGACTTCCTCGTCTCGACCGGGAAGTTCGCCCGCTCGCTGAACCAAGACGTCTTCGCCGAGCACCTCGCCCGCTACCTCCCCTTCGTCTCCGCCGATGGCCTCCCGCACGAGACCGTCGTCTGCTCGGATTGGCGCTACCTGAACGAGTACAAGGTCGTCAGCCGCATCATGGACGAATACAATTGGAACCTCCGCACCGTCCACATCTCGACCGCCGGCATCCTCCCCGCGAACGACGAAGAGGCCTGGTCGCTGATGGATCTCCGGGCCGAGGTCGACTTTGACGTCGAACTCTGCTTCAAGCCGAACAGCCGGAACGACATCATGGCCGAGGGGCGGCGCATGGCCCGCGCATGGAAACTTTGACCCGCGAACAGGCCGCCTGGGCCGTCGGCATGGGGCTGACCATCGAGCGGGCCGCTTGGCTGCTACAATGCCCGAAGCACACCGTCGGACGCCTCCGCGAGGAGACGCCCTTCGCCAAGCCGACGAACCCAGACTGCTACCTGTCACGCATCAACGGCGTCCTCTATTTCCGTATCAACCGCCGCCGCGTCGCCCTCTGGGAACGTGCGCCCCAGGACATCGCCCAAGCCCGGGCATACCGCGACCGCCGCCTCGTCGAGCTAGGGCTGATGAAGGGAGCCTCGTCGTGAGCGAACCCATCCGCTTCGTCTTCGCGTCCGACTCCCACGGCGACATGGCCGACCCCGAGGCCCTCTCCGCGTTGTTCGAGTATTGCCGCGACTTCCGACCGACTGTCCGCATCGCCGGCGGCGACCACTTCGACTTCCGTGCCTTGCGCCGTGGCGTCGGCACCTCTGACGCGGAGTCAGGCGAGTCCCTCAAGGCCGACCTCGAGGCCGGCATGGACTTCCTCAAGCGCTTCCGCCCGACCGTCTACCTCTGGGGCAATCACGAGCACCGCCTCGACAACCTGATCGCGTCGTCGAGCTCCGCCCTCGTCCGCGACTACTGCCAGGACATCAAGGACACCATCAACCGCACGGCCCGCCAAGCCGGCGCCAAGACCATCCTGCCCTACCACGCCGACCTCGGCGTCTACCGCCTTGGCAAGATGGCCTTCGTCCACGGCTACGCCCACGGCGAGAACGCCACCGTCAAACAGGGCCTCCACTACGCCGTCCACGGCGGCGGCCTAGTCCACGGCCACACGCACACCCTCGCCAGCATCGCCCTAACTCAACACGGCAGCGGGAACGCCTTCAGCGCCGGGTGCCTCTGCCAGAAGGAGGCGATGGGCTACGCGTCCCACCGCCTTGCCACCGCCCGCTGGGGCTCGGGCTTCGTGGCCGGCTGGGTCGACGGCGACGACTGGAAGGCATGGCTCGTCCACAAGGTCGGCAAGCGCTGGGTCTGGCAGACCGGCCTTCGTCAATTCACCCCGAACACCAAATGAGCTACTTTGAGCCTCCACCCCAAACTCGGTATAATGTCCTCAACCTAGGGGCTGGCGTTCAGTCTTCAGCACTCGCATTGATGGCGGCAAAAGGGGAGATATGCCCAATGCCTGACTTTGCGGTATTCGCCGACACTCAGGCCGAACCATCTAGCGTCTATAGGTGGCTTGACTGGCTTGAGACGCAGTTGCCGTTCCCCATTATCCGAGTGACAAAAGGGAACCTGACCAACGACATCCTGCGGATCAGAGTGAAACAGAAAAGCATCTATTCCGACAAGCCGATGACCTACCTAAAGACGAATATCCCTGTCTACGGCTTAACCCCGTCAGGAGAGAGGAGAAACGCCATAGGAAGGGCTTGTACCGCTGATTATAAAGTCATACCAATCCTTCGAGAAATCAGGAAACGCTGCGCCATCAAGCATGGTCAAAAGGAGGTGACTGTGACACAATGGCTGGGCATATCCTACGACGAGACGCAAAGGATGAAGCTTCCAAGCAATCGATGGACTCAGCACCGCTGGCCTTTGATTGAGAAGCGAATGACGCGGTCCCACTGCAAGGAGTGGATGGCCCGCAACGGATACCCGGAGCCGCCCAGGTCGGCCTGCTACTATTGCCCATTTCACAGCGACGACGAATGGCGCCGACTCAAGAACAACGACCCCGAACACTTCGCCAAGGCCGTCGAGTTTGACAAGACCTACCGCCGCCTCCAAAACGAGAACCCTGGAGGACTTCGGATTGAGGTATACCTTCATGGATCATGCAAGCCGCTCGATGAGGTAGACTTCTCAAACGATGAGGACAAAGGCCAACTTGGCTTTGACTTCCAATCTGAATGTGAGGGGATGTGCGGACTATGAGCCAAGGCAACAGCGTCCTCGCAAACCACCGCGTCAGGGACGACATCCTCGACGCCATCGTCTCCGAGATCCAGAAGCAGGCCGAGAAGGCTCCTCCCGGCTTTCACCCCATCGACTATTGGGAAAAGCGCTGGAAGTGCAAACGCTCCTGCGCCAAGCGCTACCTCGGCGAAGGCGTCAAGGCCGGCATCCTTGAGCGCATCGAGCTTCGTCGCTATACGGGCAAGTTCATCCGCCGGGCTCCGTACTACGGCCCCAAGCGTAAGGCCTCCAAAAAGCAAAGGTCTTGACGCAAGGGTAGGGGAAGGTCATTCCCACCCTCCCCCACATGAACCTTTCCACCAACTCCGACGTCGAGCGGTTCCTCCTCGGCGCCGTCATCCGCGACAACCGCCCGCTCCCGCCAACCCTCGCCCCCGAGGACTTCGGCGAGCCTTGGCTGCAGGACGTCGCCTATGCCGTCAACGCCCTCAAGGTCGATGGCACCGATCTGGACGAACTGACCGTCCTCGACGCCCTGACCAAAGCCGGGTCGCCCGTCACCCGCGAGGCCGTCAACGGCCTGACCAACGACGTCGGCTTCTCCGCCTACAACGCCGCATGGGCCGAACAGGTCGCTACCTCCGCATCCTTGCGGAGAATAGCCGCCCTTAATCTACGCATCGCCAAGGCCGTCGCCGACCCCGGCACCGACCCCGCCGCCCTCGCGGCCTACGCCGAACAGCAACTCAAGGCCCTCGCGGGCAAACCTAAGGACGCCCCCGAGGACAAGTCCACCGAGTACTTCGACCTCGATGCGATGCTCAACTTCGACCCCGCCGCCGACCCGACCGTCCTTATCGGCGCCGAACGTCGCTGGATTTGCCAAGGCTACCCTTTCCAGATCGTCGGCTTCTCGGGCACCGGCAAGTCATCCCTCGCCGTCCACCTCGCCGTCCATTGGGCCCTGGGCAAGTCCCCCTTCGGCCTCAAGCCCGTCCGTGCGCTGAAGGTGCTCGTCGTCCAAGGGGAGAACGACATCGGCGACGCCAGCGAGTCCCTGATGGGCGCAGCCGAGAAGCTAATCGAACCCGAGAAGGCACTCCTCCGACAGAACCTCATCTTCGTCCGCCAGTCCAGCAAGGTCGGCTTTGAGTTCGTCTCCTACCTCGGCGACATGATCCGCAAACACGGCATCGACCTAGTCATCGTCGACCCCCTTCTCTCGTATGCGGGCTTTGACATCGCCGACCAGGCCGCCACCTCCGCCTTCCTCCGCGGCCCGGGCGGCGTCCATGAGATGCTCCAGCAGACCAAGGCCGCCCTGTTGTATATGCATCACACGACCAAGCCCAAGTCCGCCGACGACCTGGACACGATGACGCCCCAACAACTCGCCTACCTCGGGGCCGGGTGCGCCGAGTGGGTCAACTTCGCCCGCGACTCGGGCTTCCTCTTTCGCACTGCGGCCACGGCCAACGGTCGCCCCGTCTACAAGTTCGGCTTCTCCAAGCGGCAGTTCCGGGCAGGCCTCCAGAACGCCCTAGGCCAACCAGCCTACTCCGGGCACGTCCTCCTCCAGCACGCCGAGGGCGGTCGAGTCCGCTGGGAGTACGCCGCGGCGACCGAGGACGCCCAGCCAGACCCCAATCCTAGCCCCGCTAAGGGCTCTGGGAGGCGTTTTGTCTGATAGGGGGCTACCACCCCCGCCTCCCTACCCCATACCCCCCTCAAATCGCCTTCCCTTACCCTGTGACACTCCTACTGACATTCCAACTGACACTCCGTCCCTCTCGTTTCACTCGAGAGGTAGGTCACTCCCCCTACGCTCCCTTGACGGTCGCTAGGGTCGCGACCTTGGCCCACCCCCAACCCGTACAGACCTGACCATGCCGAGCAGAAGACGCGCCCCCCTAGGCCGCAAGGCCGCCGCCCTGGCTAAACTCCAGATGACCCGATGGCGTCAAAAGGCTTGGCGAGATATGCCCGAACACATGGAGGCCATCAGGCAGAGGGCCACCATCCGGGCAAAGGAGGTCAAGGACGACCAGATCCGTCTCCTCCGCCTCTACCTCGCCGACCTGCCCGAGCGCATGACCAGCCCCGAGCTAGACGACCTCATCGTCAGGGAGTACGCCGCCCAGCGCAAGGTCACCAAGGCCTCCTTCTTCCGACGCGTCAAGCGACACGCCCTGCTCGCCTACGACGTCACCACCGGGCATTGGCAAAACCTTTGCAGGGTTGCACCGCCCGCAAATCCCTTGAACCTATGACCCGTGTCCAGGCATCAACTGAACGACCTCTCGGCTCCTCGCGCCGACGCTCGCTCCTTCGACCGCTGGTTCTATTCCCTGCCCAAGCGGCAGCAGGAACAACTGAGGGACGCGAACGTCCTGCCTTACCGCGAGATGGTGCAACCTCGCCACGTCTTCGAGGTGAACCCGAACCATCAGGCATGGGCGACCAAGCCCGAGGAGCCGCGTGTCGAGACCGATGCGTTCATCTCACGCGAGCACGTCGGCCTGATGCTCAAGTCATTCGTCGATGCGCTGGCCTACACCGACAACTTCCGCTTCCGCCGGCACGTCGAGCTCACACGCTGGGCGCTGGCCTTGCCCGGTTGTCTGTCGGCGCCTGTCATCGCAAAGATGTACGGCATCACGAAACAAGCGCTGCACAAGCGGGCCGCCGCGATCCGCAACGCCTTGCCCGTCGGCGACGCCGCAAGGTTCAAACCGAGCAAGCGATGAAAACAGGGCAAAACACCCCGTTAAGGAGTCTCCTACACCCCCCCGGTCTCACGCGTGGTTGGACAC